GCTTGTCGTATTGAACGAATCAATAATAGCACTTGTTCCTGTATCGTTTACATAAGACCATTGCTTCGCCAACCCCTGCTGAAGATTAGTCGTGGTTGAGTTGCCCTCGCCAGTAACGCTAATAGAGCCAGCGGTGGTTACACCTGTTAGTGCATCTACTTTAAGTAAACTAGCCATTATGCGAGGTCTCCGTGAATAATTATGGTGTTTTTATCGGCGGCTGCTTCACTTCCACTAGAATTTAGACATTGAACTTTTATTCTGTCTGCGTGTGCCGTATTGTTGCCACCACCTGTCCAAGATACAAATGCGCCAGCCACTGCATATTGACCACTAAGTCCTGCCGCTGCAAATTTAGAAGCAGCCGCAAAATCATTAGTAAACACTACTTCATAATTTGCTGTTCCATTATCAACCATAGAACTTTGATTAAATGAATCATCTACGGTTACAGAAGAGTTCCACTTGCACCAAACTTTCGCCAACCCCTGTACAGTATTCTGCGAAACATTACCACCATCTGACACATAGGTAGATGTATTAGCCATTTTGACATTAGAACCACCAGAGCCAGCCTTATCTACAATGGTGTCTACATTTAACTGACTGGTCATACGATACTCCAATATCCATTAACAGTGACGGTGGCGTTTTGCGTAATCGGGCCAGCGGAAAGCGCAGCATTGGTTGCGTCTATTGTTAGCGCAGCATCAATAACGATTTCGTTTTGGCGCACAACAGCAACATATTCAGTTTGATCGCCAGTTTTGCCGATAAATGGAAATTCTGTTGTCATCAGGTTATCTCCATTATGGATGCGGTCACACTCACCTTGTCAGCCACACTGCAATCAATTTGCAGAATATCAGTTGTTTCAAGCACAATCTTGCCAACCAGCGGGCTTACAGAACCGCCAACCGGTATGGGTATGTCTTTTGCAAGAAATGTTGTGGTGTTTGTGGCAGCACGGCCACCGCCGCTGGTATCACTCACCAGCTTTACTGATGCCGTGACTTGCGCGGTATGGATGTTTGCCAAAATCAACCCGATCACAACGGTTGTCGTTGATCCCGGTGTCGTATAAAGCGCCTCTGGCGAACCAGCGCTGGCTGGCATCACATCATGCGATACCACCTTGAAAGTATTAGCCATCTATTTTTCTCCTTTAGCCGCCAAGCGCTATTGCCAGGGCAACAATGTCATCTTGCGTTGCGGCCCCAATGTCAGACGCAACTTCTGAAACGCTGCGACTTTCCAAACCGTTTGCTGTAAATCTTGCATATTCGTCATCAGCCACTGAAGCGCTATCGATCTTCACCGCGTTTGTGTTTGATATGCCAAAGGTCAGGCTGGCCTGTGCGCCTATGTCTGATAGCACCTCGGACGCGGATCGGCCTTCAATAGCCGTGCCATCAATCCGCAAGAAATCATTATCAGCCGCGCCACTTGTAAACACTGGCAGATTACCGTTAGAAATGCCTGTTGACAGGGTTGCGACAGTAGTGATCGCCGTGCCGTTCAGTGTCATGGCATCAGCTTCAAGTGTGCCATCAATGTCAGCATTGCCGCTAATGTCGAGCGTTGCTGCGTCTAGCTCACCTGTGATTGTCAGGTTGCGGCCACCAGTAATATCTTTGTCAGAATCAACAACCATTGCCTTGGATGCCAGCACAGTGCCAGGTGTGATGCCGTCAATGGTTTCTAGCTCTGCCTCGCTGATGACCGCGCCTGATCCTAATGTCAAAGCGCCGCCGACTGTGAGGTTGCCAGCAACCGCCATAGTGCTGTTAGCAACAGTGGCATTTGGTGTGATGGTTAAATGCGTTACATAGGTGCCAGCGCTATTAATATCGTTGCCCAGGGTGAGCGTGCCGCCATCTGCTATAGCCAGCTTCCACTCATCGCCTGCGTCATCGCCCTCATCTGCCATCAATGTGATAGCAAGACCAGCGCCCTCTGCTGCTGAAATTTTCAGTGAATCCGTTGTTGTTTCATCATACTGAATAAGCACATCGGAGTTTGTGCCAAAAGCAATCGTTTTGTCATCAGGCAGGGTGATGCCCTGGGCAAACGGTATGGCTGCCGTGCAAGTCTGTGTGCCGTCTTTAAGAACTGCTGTAGACAGGCCAACAGCCATGCCGTCCAGTTCTGTATCAAACTTAGAGGCAAGGATTTTAACGCCGTTGTCACGATCTGTTGTGCAGTCAAAGGTTCTGCTAAATGTACCGCCTGAAAATGCCATTAATACGGCCCCCCTGGTGCGAATGTGTAATGAGCGCTAATAAAGCTAATTGCTTGGCTATCGGTAGCCACTTTGATGCGTAGCGCTGCGCTAAAGCCAAACTTGTTGACCGCCTTGCGGCGCTTGGTAATGCCAACCCCAACCGCGTCAGCCCAAAAGAAATTATCCCAACTGGCTATATCCCAGCTTGCCATGTTTGATGCAAAGGTTGTCGTTGATACCGCAATGCCGCTGACAGGCGCTTGATCTACACCGACACCAAAGTCAAACTGCACATCGGTTTCGCCTTCTAGCATAGGCTGCACAGAGCTAAAGCGCTTGACCCCGCCGCGATCACCAAAATAATTATAGCTTGTTGCCAGATCACCAACGATGTTTTCACCAAGATCGGCCTTGCCTTCTACTTTAAAGACTTTGCCGCCTGCACCGCCAAAGAATGTATCGCCGTTAAACTGACCCCAGACCACGGCTGGCAAATTCTCAAAAATGCACCAAGCCCGAATGATCGGGTTAAAAACGTGCTGGTTATAGGGATCGGTTGAGGTGTCTGTTGTCGGATAGTTAAAATAAACCTTATCGCCATCAGGGCTTACAAATATCTGCCAGCCCTGACTTGTGCCTGTTTCTGCTACCTGGGCAATAACCGTGCCTCTGATCTTTTCTGATATGGCTGCTGCCTTATTGCCAACAAGGTCTTGCCTGACCACTTGGCTTAACGGCAGATAACCCTCTTTGGTCATTATGACAACATCACCGCCCAGCTTGGCGATTGCGCGTTTTTCTTGGATTGGCTCTGCTAAACGAAACGAGCCAACCAGCGAGAAATCACTAGAAGGGTTAGAGCCGCTATAAATTAGCACCTCGCCTGATGACATAATGATGCAAAGCAAATCATCAACGCCTTCACCGCCGTCAATTGACAGGCTGTTGATCATTATTATGTTGCCGCCGTATGTGCCGACTAAGCCGACAGGGAACTTGGTAAAATTGCCTTGGAAGGTATCAACAGACGCACTGTGGTAAAAATTCTGACTTGTGCCTGTCCAGTAGTAAACGCGGTTTTTGTGTGCGTGTACTCCTGTCAGTGTGTTTGCATTTACGCTGTCTGATAGTGTGATTGATAAATCAGAAGCGCTGGAGCCATTCCAGCTAAACGGCACGTTTGCGCCAGACGGCACAATGATAGATAAATTGTTAAACTCGATATGCTCTGCACGGCCATTGGCAAGGCCGGTTTTTTTACTAACCGCTGACCCGGTGTCAATCTGGTATAATACACCATCGCTGCCAATCGCCAGCAACTGCCTGTTTGAGCCTGCGCTATGCTCTATCAGCGTTTCTACATCACCAGTGCCAATGCCAGTGCAAAACTGCGTGTAACCATCGCGCAAAGTAATCTTGCCGGTTGTCGGAAAGAAATTGCTTAATATGAGCGCATCAGTCGGCGGCATGGCATCAATACTGTCACGGCTGTTTAGACCGCCCACAGGGGCTGGCACAGATGCCGCTTTAACGCGGTACTGGTTTGCTGATCTAGCTGCTTGAAGCATTAAAGGCCATATCCTGAATCTGGTAAATTGTAACTATATGGGCTGACCAAATAGCGCCTATGATCGTCTAGTGTCAGAATTGGCGCACCGCCTGCACGGCTAATGGCCTGCCTTAGTTCCATTTGATACTGGCGAAAGTCCTCGTCATAGATTAGGCCGTGGCTTTGCTTAAACCGCCATGTAACGCCCATTTCCATTAATGTTTCGTCAAGTATCCCAACATCGCTATCTGCCGCCATAGCGGCCTGTGATGTGCCGCCGCTGGTCTGATTCCAATGGCTTGATACATATTCAAAGCCAACAGTTTCTGCGCTATTGGGTGTCGGTGTGATATCGAACCGCAAAGCATTGCTTGCAGCCTTCAAACGAAAGCGCTGAACAATGCCGCCAGTGACCGTGCCAAAGCGGTCAGCCTGGTATGTTTGCGGTGTGATAGGGCCAACCATTGCATCCAAGTCTGTGCGGTTGTAAGCCGTGCCTGATACAAACCGATCAAAGTCAGTCGGCAGCGCATAGTTTTGCGTGCCGTTGACAGTGCTGAAGGTGTGTTCCTTCATCAAGATCGGCCAGTTATTGGCACGCATCAGTTGAGCGCCCTCGCGGTTTATCATAACCATTAGCTGCCGCGCAATCGGATCAGTATTGCCAGCAACTGTTGTTGGGCGCTCAAACCCTACAAAGTCGCTAACTGCTTGTGCTATTGTTAGCAGGCTCATTTTTCACCTCTTGCGGTTCTGCCAAGGTTTGGGCCGCAACGGCCACCTCAACAACTAAATCCTCTTTTTGCTTGCTGGCCTCAACTTGCAGGGTGGCAATCTTTGCCAACTCAACATAAGGCTCACCAATGGCACGCAGCGTTGTTTCCTGCGCTGATGCTAAATCCTCGACTGTTTCAATGTCGTTAAGTTCAAGCTCACAACGGCGCGGCTCGGTCATGCCGGGCAAATCTTGTAAGGCAGTGCCTTTTTTCTTTGGCTTTTTCTTTTTGTTCTTGTAAGCGGCCCAACTTTCAGGAAAGCGCTGTATATCCTCTGGCCGCGCTGGGCCTTCCCAGACATCGCGCACACCAGCAATTTCAATACGGCAAAAGTCTTTCATTACGCCGTTTAGCTCACGTTCAAAAAATATACCT